ATTTACTGTCTGGCTTAAAGAGAAGAAAAACCATGATTATGATATTGATATTGATTACATCAACAGTTTAAATGGCTCATACCTTAAATATCATATGCGAGATTTGTATGACTTCTTTGATGACCATGATGTACATATTGAAGTATATAAAACGCATTATCTTGACGAAAATAATACATCGGTGAAATGGGGATTTGATTGTAATTTAGTGATGAGCAATAATTATGATACGAGGCTGTTTGCAGAGTGGGCAGCATTTAAAACAGGATTTAAAGAACTTGAAAAGAAATTACAATGACACCATATGTATTTGTAGGGCTTATCAATTATGACCAAACATCAAAAAATATGCGCCTGACACCATTGGTGATATTGGCAGCTAACATATTCGGGATAAAAGAAAAGCAAGTGATGTTAAAGAAAAGAACAAGGATATTTGTACAGGCAAGGACAGCGATAGCATCGATATTAAGATTAAAATATAATATGACCCTAGCAGGCATCGGAAGGACAATGGGAAAAGACCATACAACGGTAATACATATGCTAAAGAACCATCACCACGACATTGAATGGGATGAACTGTATAGAAAGAGATATTTACAAATAGAAAAACTACATACGTGCTAGAATTTAAAACATATTACTACCCCTTTTCATTCGATGAGCCAGAAGCCATAAAGACAAGGGTTGAGGTTTATAAAGATGGTGATTGTATCGAAAGTGAAGAATTTACGTATATATTAGAGGAAAAAGAGCTTGATGCCTACAAACAATTTAAAAGAGAATACCATGAAAATTGAAAAAATAAATATTAATAAAATAAAAACAAATCCCGACAATCCAAGATTAATAAAAGACTATAAATTTGAAAGACTAACGAAGTCAATAAAAGGGTTTCCTGAAATGCTAAAAATAAGACCTATTATAGTAAACGAGGATATGACTGTATTGGGTGGCAATATGAGGCTAAAAGCGTGCAAGGAAGCAGGCTTAAAAGATGTATATATTATTAAAGCATCAGAATTAACAGAGGAACAACAAAAGGAATTTATTATAAAAGATAATGTTAGCTTCGGTGAATGGGATTGGGATATGATAGCAAACGAATGGAGTACAGTAAACCTTGATGATTGGGGAGTTGATGTATGGCAGAATACAGATGATATGATAAATATGATTAATGATAGTGATGAAAATAGTGAGTGGGTAGGAATGCCAGAGTTTGAAGCAAAAGATGAAGCATTAAAAATTGTTATTAGTTTTGAAAAAGAAGAAGACAGAGAAATATATGCAAAAGAACATAAAATGCAGTTTATAAAAAAACAACATAATGCATGGATGACAAGATATCCTTTTATTGATAGAGAGGATTTAATTTCACTAAAATATGAATAAATATCCTGTTTATATAGTTTCAAAAGGCAGATGGGATAATCCTTTGACTGCAAAGTTTTTTATAAAAGATAATGTAAAATTTAAAATAGTAGTTGAGCCAGAAGAATATAATAATTATTGTAAAGCTTTAGGTAAAGAAAATGTATTAAAATTACCTTTTTCAAATTTAGGTCAAGGAAGTATGCCTGCAAGAAACTGGATATGGAAACACGCTATTGATAAAGGAGCAGAAAGGCATTGGATATTTGATGACAATATACAAATGATAAGAAGATTAAATAAAGGCAAACGAATCCCTTGTAATGCTTTAAAAGCAATAAAGGTATTAGAAGACTTTACTGATAGATATAAAAATATTGCCATCACAGGATTTAATTATGTTATGTTTGTTACTAATGTTACAAAAAAACCTTTTTATCTTAATTGTCATGTATATTCTGCTATGTTAATTAAAAATAATATGCCTTATAGGTGGAGGTTAAAATATAATGAAGATGTTGATTTATGTTTACAAGTGCTTCATAATAAATTATGTACAGTATTATTTAATTCATTTATGGTACATAAAACATCAACGACAACTAAAATGAAAGGAGGTAATCAAACAGACTTATATAAAAATAATGCCTACGAAAAGAAAGTACTGAAAGCAAGAAGCCTTGAAGAAGTATGGTCGCAATATTCTGAAACAAAAATAAGATTTAATAGACCACATCATTTTGTTGATTGGAAGAAACATTTTAAACATAAGCTAATAAGAAGAACAGATATTGATTGGGATGAAATAGAAAACAAAAAATATGATATTAAGCTAACAAAAAAAGATAATATTAAAAGCCAAAGCCTGAAGAAATTTTATCAAGAAAATAAAGATGCCTAAAGCTACAAAGTCGGACATATTAAAAAAGCAAATCGTTTTAGCACTAGAGAAAAGTCTTGGAGTGGTAACATCAGCCTGTAAAAACGTAGGAGTGGCACGAAGCACTTTTTATGATTGGTATAATGGCGATGAAGAATTTAAAAAGTCTGTTGATAGCATTGAAGATATTGCCCTTGACTTTGCAGAGAGCCAGCTACATAAACAGATTAAGGATGGCAATGTAACGGCAACGATATTTTATTTAAAGACCAAAGGAGTAAAGAGGGGATATGTAGAAAGGCAAGACCATAACATACACCTACAACCATTTACACATATAGAGATAGAGCAGAAGTTTGATAACTATGAAGAAATTAAGCCTGAAGATAACGGACGTATTTCAAAAGAATCTGGAAGCAAAGAGTGATATCATAGTAAACAGAGGGGGAACAAGGTCATCAAAGACTTTCTCCCTTTGCCAATTGATGTGTTCAAAGCTTATCGGAGAAGAAAATAAAAAGATTATCATAGCCCGTAAGACATTCCCAGCACTACGGCATTCAGTATATAAAGATATGATTGATATGCTTAAGGAATATAAGATTTATGAATTAGGAACTCACAACAAATCAGAGCATACATTCACTTACCATTACACAAAGAGCCAGATAGTATTTTTAAGTGTTGATGATGCCCATAAGGTTAGAGGATTAGAAAGTAATTACGTATGGCTTAATGAGGCTGACAGCTTTACTTATGAGGACTTTAATCAGTTGTATTTAAGGTTATCAAGAAAAAGTGAAGATGGTAAGCCTAATAAGATGTTTTTAGACTTTAATCCCTCTGATATGTATTCATGGATTAAAACAGAGCTGGAAGATAAAGGCAGGGCAGAGGTTATTAAATCAAACTACCTTGACAACACATTCCTTGATAAAGAAACAGTAAGGAGGATTGAATATATGAGAGAGAATGACCCTAACTTCTGGAGAATATTTGGTCTTGGTGAATGGGGAGAGATTAAAGGGCTGATATATAATAATTGGAAAGCTACAAGTGAAATGACTGATAGCTATGATTGGCGGTTCTTTGGATTGGATTTCGGATTTACAAACGACCCATCATCGCTTATAGAAATAAGGAAGTCAGGGCATCACATCTACATTCAGGAACATATATATCAAACAGGGCTAACAAATTATGATTTAATAGATAAAATGGTTCAGATTGGTATCGTTGATGCAATAATTTATGCCGATTCTGCCGAACCAAAATCTATCGTTGAAATCAACAAAACCAAAAAAGCTAGACTTAATAGGATTAGGCTTGTTCCATGTACCAAAGGCAGGGATTCAGTAAAGCATGGCATCAATCTGGTACAACAGCAGAACCTTTTAATTCATCAGGATAGCCATAACCTTTTACAAGAAATAAGGAACTATAAATGGCAAGAGAAGAACGGTGAGATGATTAACGCACCCATAAATGCAAAGGGAGACCATGCTCTTGATGCCTTGAGATATGCCATTACAGGAGCAATAGGAATGAGGAAAACAGTAAGAGCATTTGGATAATGTTTAAAATAAAAGTATCAGAAAATATAATAACACATTGCGAGAAAGAGGTACAACAATACAACTTCGGTCAGAGGGCAACAGCTAACGGCACTAAAGAACAACAGCTTACAGGGATAATAGGACAAAGCACAATAATGAACCTTTTCAATTTAGGCAACGTAAAAGGTAGCGATGGCTTTGATGATGGTGTTGATTTGATATAT